TGCTTTTCAGGTTTGCCCCGGCGGGCTGCCGGGGTAGTGGGGCGGGGCCGCTTTGAGCGGTGCGGCCCTGCTGGGGTATCCGCTTGACTATCACCCCCGATCTGTGGTAAACTGGCTTACAAGATGGACTGTTGGAATTTCATCTTGCAAGCCTGTCACCTGCTCAGCGGGTGGCGGGCTTCTTCTTTTGCCATTCGGCAAGAAGCGCGGCCCAGATTTTCCGCTTGTCGGATTCGGGGAGCTTGAAAAAATTTGCGCTCATGTGTCGGTTCTCCTTTCGGCTTACTCGCAACCGCTCCGGCTTGTCGTCCGGCTCGCTTGCTGTGGCCCTAGTCTAACCGTCGACGGTTACGAAGTCAAGCCCTTTTCGGTCGATTTGTAGAAACTCACAAAAACCGTAGACGGTTCAGCCGAGCGCATTGTGCAAGATGACCGTAGACGGTTTTCGCCTTATAATATATAATAAAATAAACAAGAGAGGTGATAAAATGGCTGTTTCAGAAGCACACAAAAAGGCAAGCTATAAATATAACGCAAACCGGGACAGCATCACGATTCGCCCGGAACGGAGCAAAGGCGCAGCAATCCGCGCCGCAGCTGTTGCCAGCGGAAAAAGTTTGCAAAATTATATACTTGATGCCCTCAATGCCAGAATGGAGCAGGAAGGGCAGCCGCTGGAAATTGAACAGACCCCGGCGGAATCCGGGGACGAAGGGGGACTATAGGGGGTTACTGGGGAGAGCTAGAACCTACTAGGTTAAAGCCCTACACCTGCTTCTCACTCCCGTTAGGTGGAGAGTAGAAACCCTCCGGCAAACGGCAAAATTGACCCGGCGGAACGGTGCCAGCGGGACCCGTGCGGGTGAATCAGGTGCAGCCGGAACCAATGCCCGACGGTCCCGATCAGCACCGGGAAGGACCCGCCCCGCCTCGATCAGCAGCAGAAACGAAAAAGCCAGAGTGAACGGCCTGCGCCGTCCGCCCTGGCTTTTCTTCTGCCCACGGCCCGCCCCGATCAGCACCCCGCCGCCCCGATCAGCACCGGGAAGGACCGCGCCGCCCACGGTGACGACCTGCCCGATCTGCCCGGCCTGGGCGGTGTCGGCCTGCCCGATGAGCAGCGGCCCGCCCGCCCGATCACCTGCCCGGCCTGCTCCTTCCAGCCGGACACCGCCGCCCTGATGACCCTGCCGCCCCGCTGCCCGCACCCATGCCAGACCTACCGACAACGCCAGCCGCCACCCCGCCAGCACCCCGCCGCCAGCCCAACGCCGGAGGGGTCAGATTCTCCACCTAACGGGATAGAGCTTTAGGCTTAGGGCTTAGACCTAGAGAGATAGAACTCGCCTTATCTATCCCCCTGCCCCCTTCCTTCTCCGGCCCGGCCTCGGCCCTCTCCGGCACCGCGGCCGCCCCGATGAGCAAGGTACTGCCCCCCGGGGGCGGGGCGAATGCGGGTTCCGAAGCCCCAAAAGTTTTCTAGGTGTCATTTTTTTTGAAGGGCTTCCCCCCTCCGGCCCGAAAAATAAGGGGGCGGGTCAAAAATTTCAGGGATTTGGGCACCATGGCGGTGGCGGCACCGGGATGGCGCATACCATATTGGTGGAGCCAACAAAATGGTGGCTGCTTACAATTTGTAAGCGGCTGATGATTTGTCGGTGCCGCCAAAACGTCCCGACAGCGATCTTGTTGAGGCCAACAAAATCGGGAGGAACCATCTTGCCGGGGGTGAAGTTCACAGAATGTTTACATTTGCAAGCCCAGAAACGGCCTTTTGGGGCAAAAGATGAGACACTATGAGACGTTTTTAGTGGTATAATTGGTACAGTGGATTTATGAAAGAAGCCCCACGGTGGAAGCACCGAGGGGCTTTTCTCATATCCGGGTGTGCCGCAGGACCGGCGGCACCACATAGATGCTCTGTCAGACTTTTTGTCTGGCAGGGCATTTTTTATTGCTCGAAAACGGAGGGGTCATAAATGGCAAGGCGAAGCGATGAGCGAGAAGCCGCCCGCGCTGAGTACATGGCCCGGAAGAAAAAGGGCGGCGAAGTCAATCTCCGGCAGCTGGCGGATGATCTGCACCTCAAGTACGATACTGTCCGGCGGTGGAAGTCGAAAGACGGGTGGGATACTCCCACCGGCAGGAAGCCCGGCGGACAGCCGGGAAACCAGAACGCCGCGGGCAACTCCGGCGGCGGGGCACCGGCGGGCAACCTGAACGCCGAGAAGGACGGTGCCTATTCCCGAATCTTCTTTGATAAGCTCACCCCGGCGGAACAGGATGCCTTTGACACGGCACCCCGGAACGGCGTGGAAGCCCTGCAGCACGAGATGGGATTGCTCAAACTGCGGGAGTTGAAGATTCTGGAAAAGATCAAAGAGTACGAGGACATGGACCCGGACACGCTGATAACGTCCAGCGTGTTGGATATGCGTGTTCCGGGTAAGGTCGGCAAGACGGGCAAAAAGGAAGACGGCAAGGTACAGACCATGGGGATGTACAGCCGTGATACCCCCTTTGCCCGTATTCTGAAATTGCAGGATGCTTTGTACAAAACGCAGGGCCGCATTGCCGCTGTTGCCGGTGCGCTGCGGGCGGCGGAAGAAGCCGACCGCCGCATGGAGCTGGAACGCCAGCGGTTAGAGCTGCTGCGGATCAGAGCAACGGGCGAAGTGCCGGAGGGCGGTGACGAAGATGGCTCTATACACCAGTAAGGCCGTGGCGGAAGTGCTGGGCGTAACGGAACGCCGGGTGCGGGAGCTGCGGGACGAGGGTGTGCTGTCTGAGGAACGGCCCGGCATCTTCAACATGAAAACCGTCGTCAAACAGTATCTCACCTATAAGATCGGCGACAAGGACGATTCATCTCGTCTCACGGCTGCCCGGGCGGACCGGGAAGAGACCCGGGGCAAGATCGAGAAAATGAAGATGGAGGAAGCCAAAGGAGACCTGCACCGCACAGAAGATGTGGAGCGGGGCCTGAAAGCTATCTTTGCCAATTTCAAGAACCGTCTGGAAACCATCCCGACCAAGTACGCCAAGACCATGGCGCAGCTCACAGACCCGGTGGAGGCTCACGACATCCTGCAAAAAGCGGTGGAGGAAGCCCTCATTGAGTTAAGCAACCCGGATGTTGCACTGGCCGAGCCAGAGAAGGAGCCGGAAGATGAGCAGGAAGAATAAATGCCGTGGCTGCGTATGGGGCACCCGGCTGAACGAGATCACGGCATTCTGCCCATTCCGGCAGTGCGTCAAAAAGGGAGGCGGGAACCATGGCGATGATCCATCTGGAACCGCAGACATTGGAGATGTTCAGCCGGGCACTGGACGGACTGAAACCGCCCCCGAACCTGTCACTGAGCCAGTGGGCAGATAAATACAGAAAGCTCTCTGCTGAGGCTTCGGCTTCACAGGGGCAGTGGAACACGGACGCTGCGCCGTTCCAGCGGGAGATCATGGATGCTATCGGAGACGTTCACATCCGCAAGGTGGTTGCCATGATGTGTGCGCAGGTCGGGAAGACCGAGGGCCTTGTCCTAAACACCGTCGGTTTTTACATGAGCTACCACCCGGCATCCATCATGGTGATGCAGCCCACGGTGAATCTGGGCGAGTCCTTCTCGAAGGACCGCCTGACCCCGATGCTGCGAGATACGCCGGCACTCCGGGGCCTGGTGAACACCAAGAGCAGATACTCCGGCAACACCATCTCAAAAAAGAATTTCCCCGGCGGAATGCTGGTCATCGTGGGAGCCAATGCCCCCACAGACTTGCGCAGCCGCCCCATCAAGGTGCTGCTGGCAGACGAGGTGGACGCTTACAAGGCCAGCGCAGGCAAAGAGGGCGACCCGGTCATGCTGGCAGAGGAACGCCAGACGACCTTTTGGGACTACAAAACGGTCATGGTGTCCACCCCGACCACAAAAGCCGCCAGCCGCATTCTGGACGAGTTCAACAACTCCACGCAAGAAGAATGGACGGTGCCTTGCCCGAACTGTGGATTCTATCAGCCTCTTGTGTGGGACAACATGGTGTTCGACAAAGACAAGTGGCCGGACGGCGGTGTGCAGTACCGCTGCGCCGAGTGCGGCTGTCTGGACAACGAATACCGCTGGAAGAAAGGCAGCGTAAAGGGCAAGTGGGTGCCGGAGCACCCGGAACGGTCCGTGCGTGGCTTCCACATGAACAAGATGGGGTCCACGCTCTGCGGGTGGGACGAGATCGTGACAAAATTCATTGCTGCCGATCTGGACGCTGCCCGCGGCGATTACGAGAAGATGCAGGTCTTCGTGAACACGAACCTTGGCTTGCCGTGGGAAGAACCGGGCGAAACCGTGGAATCCGCTGCTCTGATCGACCGTCGGGAGTTCTACGAGGCCGAAGTGCCCGACGGCGTGATCTACCTGACCGCCGGTGTCGATACGCAGGACAACCGCTTCGAGATCGAAGTGGTGGGCTGGGGCATCGGCAAAGAAAGCTGGGGCATCCGCTACCAGCGCATTTTCGGGGACTTGAAGCGCGGCCAGATATGGGCGGACCTGGACGAGTTTCTATCTCAGACGTGGAAAAAGAAGGACGGTACAGAGATGTCCCTCCGCTCTGTCTGCATGGACAGCGGCGGACATTTCCCAGATCAGGTCATTCGATTCTGCAAAGAGCGGGAAGACCGCCACATCTGGGCAATCAAAGGCCGCGGCGGTATGGATGTTCCGTACATCCGCAACCCGACCAAGAACAACCGGGTCAAAGGTGAGCTGTTCACGCTGGGCGTTGACACCGGCAAGAACCATGTTCTTGCCCGGCTCAAAGTGCTTATCAAGGGGCCGAACTACTGCCACTTCCCGGCGGCAGAAGATGCAGGCTATGACGAGAACTACTTCAAGATGCTGACCGCAGAGCATAAAGTGACCCGCTGGAAAAGTGGGCGCAAGGTGGAACGGTGGGAACTGAAAGACCCGGCGCAAAAGCGCAATGAGGCTTTCGACGTTCGGAACTATGCGACGGCGGCACTGGAAATCTCGAACCCGCAAGGTCTGGAAGTACCCGGCGAGGAAACCGCCCGCCCTGCAAAGCAGCAGCACCAGTACCGAAGAAGAAGATCGGGAGGAATCTAACCGATGGCAATTATTTCAAAAGAGGCCGCACAGCGGCATTTGGAAATGTGGCTGGAAGCGGAAGCAGCTGTTTCCACAGGCCAGAGCTACCAGATCGAGCAGATGCAGCTTAACCGGGCCAGCTTAAAGCAGATTCGGGAAACTATCATCTTCTGGGAAAACAAGGTGGCCGAGGCAGAGCGGGAAGAGCGCAACCGGGGCAGGAACCGTATGTATCACTTCTCGCCCCATGACGTGTAAGGCGGTGAAACCATGGCAAATATTCTGGATAAAGCAATCGCGGCAATCTCCCCCGAAAAAGGGTATCGCCGCGCAGTGGCCCGTACTGCTCTGTCCGTCTTGAACAACGGCACGGGATATGGAAACTATGGTGCATCCCGCACATCCCGCTCTATGCGAAGCTGGCACGTTGGCGGCGGCAGCGCAAAGGAAGACATTGAGGACAACCTCGAAATCCTGCGCAAACGGAGCCGGGATGCTTATATGGGCATTCCGCTTGCCACGGGTGCCATCAAGACGCTGCGCACCAATGTGGTGGGCAGCGGGCTGGTGCCAACGCCGCAGGTGGATGCCGACTATCTCCATCTGTCCGAAGAAAAAGCCGACCAGCTGCAGGCGCAGATCGCAAGAGAATTTAGTCTCTGGGCGGACAGCACGGCCTGCGATGCCGGCGGCATGGACAATTTCTGGCGTTTGCAGACCTTGGCGTTTACCAGCTTCCTGATGAACGGAGATGTGTTTGCCGCAGTTCAGTTTCGGGAGCGTCCGCACTGGCCGTATGCGCTGCAGCTGCGCTTGATCGAAGCAGACCAGGTGTGCAGCCCTGACCGCACGGATCGTCTGGCTCCAGGCAAGGTAAACGGCAAGAGCGTGTTTCAGATCGTGCAGGGAGTGGAGACCAACGAGGCGGGAGAAATCGTTGCCTACTGGGTGGCCAATCGGCACCCGTTGGAATACGAAAACCCGGTGCCGCTGCAGTGGACCCGAGTGGAAGCGCATGACCCGGAGACCGGGGAACCGAACATTCTGTGTGTTACACAGAGAGAACGTGCCGGGCAGCGGCGCGGCGTTCCACTGCTGGCTCCCGCGCTGCCCACGTTGAAGCAGATGGGAAGATACACGGACGCAGAGCTTTCCGCTGCAATCGTTTCGTCCTGCGCTACCCTGTTCATCCAGAGAGATGGGCAGAGCGATATGGCTCCCTTCGGAGAAGACCCGCCCGAAAAAGCGGACAACCCGGACACTCCTGCCGATGAGCTGGCAATCAACCTCAGCCCGGCGGCGGTGTTTGACCTTGCCCCGGGCGAAAAGGCAAACCTGATCGACCCGAAGCACCCGACCACCACCTACGACGGTTTTATGATGGCGATGTCCAATCAGGTGGCGACGAGCGTAGAAATCCCGTCGGAGGTGCTGTACAAAAAGTTTTCGTCCAACTACTCCGCCAGCCGCGGAGCATTGAACGAGTTCTGGCGCACCTGTGGAACGCTGCGGGACAGCTTTGCAGACGATTTCTGCCAGCCGACCTACGAAAAGTGGTTTGCCGAGGCGGTGGCCCGCGGGCGTATCAATGCCCCGGGATTCTTTGACGATCCGGCGGTGGCGAAAGCCTACATGGGCTGCACATGGAATGGTCCGGCCAGAACCAACTTGGACGCAAAGAAAGAAATCGAGGCGGCGATCCTGCGCATGGACAAGGGTATCAGCACTGCCGAGCAGGAAACGGCGCAGATGACCGGCGGAAGCTGGCGGGCAAATATGCGCCAGCGCAAGTCCGAAATGGAGAAAATAAAGGAGGTAGGGTGCGATGGGCAGACCCAGTTCCAAGATGACCCCGAAGACGACAAATAACAAGTTCTGGAAGTTCTGCAATCTGGCTGACAGTCAGAAAGCGGAGCTTTTTCTTTACGGCGACATTTCCGAAACAAGCTGGTGGGGCGATGAAGTCACCCCGAAACAGTTTGCGGACGATCTCGCCGCTCTGGGTGATGTGACCGAGATCACCGTGTACATCAACTCCGGCGGCGGCGACGTGTTTGCGGCTCAGGCCATTGGCAATCAGCTGGAACGCAATGCTGCCACTGTGACCGCCCACATCGACGGCCTGTGCGCCAGTGCAGCCACTATCGTTGCCTGCCACGCCGACAAGGTGGTGGCAGCAGCGGACAGCACCTACATGGTCCACCCGGTGAGTATGGGAATCTGTGGCTACCTGACGGCGGCTGAGATGCGGGATTATCTGAAAGCATTGGACACTACCAGAGAGAGCATTGTTTCCCTGTACGCCAAGAAGACCGGCCACGATGCAGACGAGTGCGCAAGGTGGATGGATGAAACAAACTGGTGGACGGCAGATGAAGCCAAGGAAAACGGCTTTGTGGACGAGGTGGACGACGCTGAGGAAGACGCTGTGGTGGAGAACCGCAACGGTATCCTGTTCGTCAACAGCGTCGGCACCCACCTGCCTTTCAACGAGGCACCCGAATTTGTCAGAAACCGGGCAAAGGCTAAACCGCCCGCCGTCCGGCCTGAAAATAACCACCCGGCGGAACCGCCGGAACACAACGACCATGGGGAGGTAAAAGACATGGAAATCAAGACCGTTGATGATCTCCGCAAGGCGTACCCCGATATGGTGGCACAGATCGAGAATGACGCTGCCACTACCGAGCGTACCCGCATCAAGGAAATCGAGGACAGCACCCTTCCCGGTGCTGAGGACGAGGCAAACGAGGCAAAGTTTGTGAAGCCTGTGGATTCTGCGGCATTTGCAAAGGCGGTGATCGCCAACATAAAAACAAAGCAGAACGCTCAGGGCAAGGACTATCTGGACAGGGCGAAGAGGTCTGCCCAGAACTCCGGCGCAAACGACATCCAGAATCCGCCCCCTGCGGACCCGAAGCCGGAAGACGCGCAGGAAAAGGGCCTGATGAACGCAATCCACAAGATGAACGGTGTGAAGTAAGGAGGACAAGGTTATGAGCATGGATCTGGAAAGAAAGACCTATTCCACCGCCCCGGAGTATTTCATTGCCGGCACGGACATCGGCATCGCCAAGGCTACCAAAAAGGCCAGCGCAGCAGTTGAGGCACACGCCCCGGTGCTGCTGGCCGATGGCAAGGTGAAGCCCATCGCCAAGGTGGACGGCAGTAATCCTCTGTCCGTTACCGGGCTGTACGGCGTCACCGCAGACAGCGCAGCGGCAGACGAGGAAGTGCCCATCTATCTGACGGGTGAGTTTTTCGCTGACGGCCTGGCACTGCCCGAGGGCGTGAAAGCAGCAGACGTGGAAGTTGCCCTGCGCAATCTGGGCATCTTCCTGAAGTGATAGGAGGTAACAACTATGGCTAACGAAATCAGCATCTATGAGCCTCGGTGTCTGGCCGAGGTCGTGCGCACCACTCCCCCGGTGCGCACTTTCTTCCTGGATAACTATTTCACCAACGTCAAGACCTTTGCCACCAAGAGCGTGGACATCGACGTTGTGAAGGGCGACCGCCGCATGGCTTCCTTCGTGCATCCTCTGGTCGGCGGCCAGGTACTCAAGAATGAGGGCTATCAGACCGAGAGCTTTACTCCGCCCCTGATTAACCCTCTGACTGTCACCACCGCAAACGATGCCCTGGAGCGTATGCCCGGGGAGGACCTGTATTCCGGCATGACCCCCGAAGAGCGTGCCGCCAAGCAGCTGATCGAGGACTACCAGCGTCTGAACGATGCTGCTACCCGCCGCGAGGAGTGGATGGCAGTGCGCACCATCATGGACGGCCAGATTCCTGTTGTCGGCCCCGGCGTGAACAAGGTGATCGACTTCGGCTTTACCAACAAGGTGAAGCTGGACGGCACGAAGAAATGGGGTGCATCTGCCGCCAAGCCTCTGGATAATCTGGAAGACTGGGTGGATCAGGTGCTGGAAAACGGCTTTGCCAATGTGGATCACGTTGTCATGGGCAAGACCGCCCTGCGCAACTTCCTGGCTGACACCAACGTGCAGAATATGCTGGACAACCGCCGCATCGAACTGGGCATTATCAACCCCAAGGACCTGCCCAATGGCGCGCGCTACATCGGCCACCTGAGCAAGCCCAGTCTGGATATTTACACCTACGGTGAGGTTTATCTGGACGACTGGACCGATCCTTCTGCCCCTGTTACCAAGCGGCTGGTGGATGACAACAAGATCGCTCTGCTGCCCTCTAACCCCAACTTCATGCGTGCTTACGGTCTGACTTCCTACATCGACGATACCAAGCGCACCATCACCGCCCAGACCAACCGTCTGCTGCGCACCTATGTGAAGCACGGCCCTGACCGCATGATCCTCGAACTGCAGACCCGCCCGCTGACCATCCCGGACAAGGTGGACAGCTGGCTGGTTGCTGAGGTGTGCTAAGACTATGCTGGACGTGGATGAAGAGTACGGTACGCCAAGCGACCCGAAGCCGCTGCCGACGTTCAAGGACCGGGTGGCACTGGATGTGCAGAACGTCTTCTTTAACCTGAATGAATTTGCAGAGAAGCGATTTGTGGACGGTAAAGAGATGGTCTGCATCACCCAGCACCCGGGCGTTGGTGAACGTGCAGCACACTGGGAGGGCGGTGCAAAACAGAGCTTCGACCAAGGTATGTACAAGGCTGATCTGCTCCTGTTCGTCAAACAGGAAGAGTACGGCCCAATGCCGAAGAACGACAAGCTCATAACACTGGACAAGAAGCGGGATTACAAAATTAAATCCTGCTCACTGAAAGCTGGCGTGTACCGCATGGAGCTTGAGAGGGTGAGGTAAATGGCGTATTTCAAAACTGGGTACGATGCTTCCACTATGACGGTTTCCGTCAACGATGAGGAAGTTTACCGGGCACTCGGCGTTCTGGCAGATAAGGCACCGGCGGCGTTGAAGGTGGCTGTCAATACCACCGCACGTCAGACGAGAAAACTCATGCTGCAGGAAGTCAAGAACCGATACGACCTCAATGCTGCCGGAAAGCGCATGATCGAAGACCTGCGCCAGCGTCAGAAAGCGACCAACCGCCGCCCTGCGGCGATCCTTGCCATTATGAAGAACGATCCCGGCGCATTCCGGGCAGACTTGGGCTATTTCCGAACCAGCCCCACGAAACCCTACATGGGACCGTCTGTCCGCAATGCGCCACCGTTCTTTCAGGCGCACGTCCTGAAAGGCAGCCCGATGATAGACCTCGGCGGAACCAGCGCAAAGAGCAAAGGTTTCCTTGTGAAGTTTAAGTCGGGGCACGTCGGCATGGTGCAGCGTCAGCTCGGTGTACCTGCGGATAAGGACTACACGGAGAGCGGAAAGAAACGCTGGAAACCAAACGAGAAGCTGGCAACACTGTCCAGCCCTTCCGGCTCTGCGATGCACCATACCGTGTGGGAGATGCAGGAGCAGACGGTGGAGCAGATGCTGCAGCAGAACACGGAACGCCGTGTGCGGCAGCTGATCGCCAATGCCAAGAGAAAGGGCGTGATCTGATATGGCGGAGAAAATCGCTGGCTATACCAGCGAGATGTGCCAGCAGGCTATGATCGACGAGCTGAAAGAACTGTTTCGGGATATGAAGTTCAACGGGCAGGAAAGCCCGAAGTCCTTGCAGGTCTTCAAACAGTTTCTGCCGATCCAGACCAATGACGACGATGATGTGGACACAAACGATTCCATGTACCCCTGCATCATCGTGATCGAGACCAGCGGTGAGCAGAACAATGAGCAGGACCCGCAGCTTGTGCTGATCCAGCTCGTGATCTGCTGCTATGACCGCGGGATAGACCGACAGGGGTATGTAGATACCGTGAACATCAAGGAAACTATCATGCAGCACTTCAAGCGCAAGCCTGTCTTTGGCGGTGCGTTTGAAGTGACGTATCCCCGCAAGTGGGAGCTTTCCGACGATGACATGGATTACTACTACTGGGGAATCGTGAATCTCGTTTGCAAGACCCCCAACGGTCTGAGAAACGAAGAAGTGGAGGCTCTGATATGAGTGACGAAAAGAAAACCGCTGCCGCAGTGGACAAGGCTCCGGCGGTGCAGGCTGTTGCCTACTGCGGCCCGACCATCAAGGGCGTTGCGCCGCAGTATACCGTTTTTGTGGACGGCATCCCCGAAAAGCTGGCCGAGATCGCAGAGGAACACCCGGTCGTAAAAGCTCTGATCGTTCCTCGTGAAAAGCTCGCAGAGATGCGTGTGAAAGTGGAGCAGAGCGGCACTCGGGAGAACCTTCTCTACAAGAACGCCGTTTCTGTGCTGTGATAGGAGGATGAAACAATGGCTACTTCTCATGGTTTTAACCTGACCGAAGCGACCACCAGCGTTTCTGCGCCGGTACAGGTAAGCTCCGGCCTGCAGGTCATCGTGGGCACTGCGCCCGTAAACCAGCTGGCAGACCCGGAAGCAGCGGTGAATACCCCGCTGTACCTCAGCACCTACAAAGAGGCTGTGGCTGCTGTGGGCTGGTCTGACGACTTCGCAAAGTACACTCTGTGCGAGGCAATCAGCGCAAACTTTCAGGTGATGGGCACGGCTCCCATTGTCGTTATCAATGTGCTGGACCCCGGGAAGCATACCACCCCGCTGGATGCTACCACCGTTCAGGTCAACGATGGCGTGGCACAGATCGACAAGACGGGCCTGCTGCTGAAAAAGCTGGTCGTCAAGAAGGACACCACGGCTCTGACCGAGGGAACGGATTACATTGCCACCTTCAACGACGACGGTACTGCGAACATCGCCCTGCTCGACGATGGCAAGGGCAAGGGTGCAACCACGCTGAGCGTTTCCGGCTCCATTCTGGACCCGACCAAGGTGACCGCTGCCGACATCGTGGGCGGCGTAAGTGCTGCCACCGGGGAGGAAACTGGACTTGAGGTAATCCGTCAGGTCTACCCGAAGTTTGGCAAAGTGCCCGGCATCCTGCTGGCACCCCGCTTCTCCAAGGATGCACTGGTGTGCGCTGCACTGCAGGCCAAGTGCCGGAAGATCAACGGCGTTTTCAATGCCGTCTGCTACATCGACCTCGATTGCGGCACTTCCGGCGCAAAGAAGTACACCGACGTGGCGGGACAGAAGACGAAGCAGACCGCAACCTCCCGTGAGGCATACGCTCTGTGGCTTTTCTGCAAGGTGGGCGATACCGTGTACAGCGGCAGCACCATGGCGGCAGCAGCAACCGTGTACAACGACGGCCAGAACAATGACTGCCCCAATGCAAGCCCCTCCAACGTCACCGTGCCCATCTCTGCCGCCTGTCTGGAAGATGGCACAGAGATGCTGCTGGATCAGGAGCAGGGCACCTTCCTGAACGATCAGGGAATCGCAACCTTTATCCGTTCCAGCAGCGACTTCGTGATCTGGGGCAACGAGACGGCCTGCTACCCGAAGAACACGGACCCCAAGGATATGTTCCTGTGTGTCCGCCGCTTCTTCAACCATGCGTGGACCAGCTTTGTGCTGGACAACATGGGCAAGCTGGACAAGCCCATGAACCCGAAGCGGCTGCAGAGCATCATCGACAGCGAGAACATGAAGGGCAGCACCTATGTCTCCAACGGTGTCTGCGCCAGCTACCGCATGGTGGCTGACACGGAGAAGAACACCGAAGCAGAGCTGGTGGCAGGCCACTACCACTTCTGGATGTACTGCACTCCGTTCCCGCCCATGAAGCAGGTCAACAACACGATGGAGTATGAATCTTCCTCCCTCGTGACCGCTCTGAACCTGTGATAGGAGGATATGAACTATGAGCCTGAACATTTCGAGCGATCTCGTCCCGCAGGTCGTTAATAACTATAACGCCTACACCGGGGACGACAAGATGATCGGTCTGGCGGATGAAGTCACTCTGCCCAAGATCAAGAACAAAACCACTACTGTGAACGGCATGGGCATCGGCGGCGACGTTGACAGCCCTGTGCCGGGCCAGTTCGAGAGCATGGAGGCAACGCTGACCTGGAACACCCTGTACAGCTACGCCACCAAAATGCTGCACCCCGGAAAATCTGTCCAGATCACCCTGCGTGCAGCCATGCAGAACGAGAACAAAAACGGAGGCTATTCCTACAAGGGTCTGCGCATCGTGCTGGGCGGCAAGCCGAAAGAGCTTGACCCCGGCAAGCTGAAGCGGGCATCTACCATGGATAGCTCCACCACGCTGGAAGTGACCCGCTATCTGGTGGAGATCGACGGTGTGACCGTCATTGACATCGACAAGTATGCTGGCCGCTACTATGTGGACGGCGAGGACATTCTTGCCGAAGTGAACGCTCTGATCTGATAAGAGGATGATTTCAGCCGCTCCGTGTGGGGCGGCTGATTTTTTTAAGGAAAGGAAACATCAAGATGGGTAATCTTACTGTAAAATTCGCAAAGCCTTATAAATTCGAGGGCACCGAGTACGACGAGGTGGACCTGTCCGGCATGGACGGTATGACGATCCAGGATATGATCGACATTCAGAAGAAGCTGGCGGGCGAGATCGCAACGCTGGCAGCAGTGGAGGCTACTACCTCTTTTGCGCAGGAAGTGGCAACCAAGGCCAGCGGCAAACCCGTTGAGTTCTTCAAGCTCATGCCCCGTGCAAAGATCAAGCAGGTGCAGACGGCGATCCTGAACAATCTGAATGCAAAGGTCAAGAACGACCCTAAGACCCACATTGTGAAGTTCGACAACGCCTACACCTACAACGGCGACAGCAAAGAGGACATCAAGGGCAAGACCTTTGAATCTGTGGACCTTTCCGGCGTGGGTGAGCTGAACACCATGAGCGAATCCATGGCGGAAAACCGTATGGTGGCGGGCGGCTTCTCCCCGGTGAATACCGGCCGCAACTACCTGTACGTCTGCATCATCGCCAGCATGGGCACCGGCTACCCGGAGGATTTCTTCACCGGGCTGCCGCTGTGCGAGGCCGCAAAGCTGCGTGACGCTGTGGACGCTGATTTTTTCGAGTAAAAGGCGGAGCAAAGACACTGCGAAAAGCAGCGATCCAGCTGTCCATTGCGACGCACTCTAACCTGACGGACTATCTTTCCATGCCAAGGAAGGACTTGATCGAACTGTGCCAGGAGGTGTCAGACGTATGGCGGGAAATGGGGCACTAGACCTCAGCATCCGAATCATGGGCAAGGTCGATCCTTCGCTGGCACGAAGCATCAGCCAAGTAAAAGGATTGACCGGCTCCCTGGCGGATGGGCTGAAAAGCACAAATTCTCTGGCGAGCGCAGCGACAAAAACGCTGGGCGCAGTCGGAAAAGCTGGATTGGGCATTATGGCGACGCTCACGGCATCTGCCACACTTATGACCAAAAAGGCAACCGACATGGCCGAGAAGTATCAAGCTCAGGCTGCGGACGCTGTCAAATATGTTGGCGGCATTATGAACGATGATGGCAGCGTCAACCAGAAAAAACGGGCCACTATGGAAGACGCGATCCTCAAAATGACCACGCAGGTGCCTATCCAACGTGATGAGATGGCGCAAATCGCTGCAGCACTGGGGCAATCTGGCAAGAACTACGAACAGATTTTTTTGGACAACAAGCAGACCGGGGCGAAGAGCTACTTGTACGACACCGCTCGAATGGCTGCCGCGTGGGATATTGAAGCAAAGTCCGCGGCCGATTATATGGCAAAGTGGGAAACTGCATTCGGAAAGACCCATAACCAGATCATCGACATTGCGGATTCCATCAACTACTTAGGCGGACACATGGAAACCACGGCGGCGGAAATTGCTGAAGTGGTGAATACATCCGGCGGTGTTGGACAAACAGCGGGTGCTGACCTACACACGACCTCCGCGCTGGCGGCCACCATGCTGGCGATGGGCGTTGACACGGGAAAATCTGGAACCAGCCTGAACCGTGTGTATACGAACATGACACTCGGGAACAGCGCGACCAAAGCACAGACAGCTGCGTGGAATGCTTTGGGCTTTGATCCTGTGCAGATTGCAAAGGATATGCAGTCCACAGGGCCGAACGGTGAAGATGGGGCAGCAAGCACTCTGTACAAAGTCTTTGAAGCAATCTCGAAGCAGGATGCCTATCAGCAGACCGCAACTATCAAAACACTGTTCGGACAGTGGGCCATTGAGGGTGTCTCAAAAATTGTGGGAAATCTGCCCGCATTCCAGAACGCTTTGCTTATGGCTGGAAACACCAGCGCATACAGCGGAAGCATGGAAAAGGAACTGCTTGTCCGCTTGGACACTAGCGAAGCGGTAAGCCAGATGGCGAGCAATGCAACAGACAGACTACTCATCAATATCGGAAACCAGTTCCTCCCGGTAAAAAAAGAACTGACTTCCATGTGGATCGATATTGCAAACGGAATTACGGAAAGCTTGCCAGACCTGTCCAATCTGGCAAGCTCCATCCTGCCGCTGCTGCGCACGGCGGTTGAGGGCATCGGGGCGGCAGCACAGTGGGCACTGCCGTGGATTCAGAAGGGTGTGGACTACCTTGCGAACAACGGCCCGCAGGCGGCGGGTGCCATTGCTGCAATTATTGCAGCGTTTGGAGCTATGAGCATGGCTCCTGCTGCATATAGCGCAGGAAGCACCGCACTGAGCGTGGTGAAAAACCTGACGATCGGCGGCAAGGCCAGCGGCGCACCCGGCGGACGATTCGGCGGGATCACCGTCGGCAACCTGATGGGGCTGCTCAGTCCGACGAGTATTCTTCAAAGTTCTGTGAATGACGGGTTGAGCCTCTGGAAAAACAGGGGTGATATGCTGAAAGCTGCAAAAACGGGAGCATCGTTGGGTGGGTCTATTGCAGGAAACAACGGAGTTTCCGGCAAGCTGAGTTCCATTGCAGGCGGAGCTATTGGACTGCTGCATAGCAAGGATTTGCTAAGCGGCAAAAAAAAGCCAATGTTGGCCGTAACGGACAAAATTGCAGCAGCGGCACAGTACATCGAAAATGTCCATGATATTCCGGCTAACACGTTGAACGCCATGATCGCAGCGGCGAACCCGGCGGGAACGGCGACGGCAACTATCGGAAATGTCCTTGGTGCTGGCGCAAAGGCTGTCTTTGGCAAAAGCGGCCTGAACCTGACGGGTGGCATTGGTGCCGTGGCTGGAAAGCTGGGCGGTGGCTTTATGTCACTGCTTGGAACCTTCGGCCCGGCGATTACGAGCCTTGGAACCATGGTGGCGGTGGTCTCTCTGCTGGGAGATCACTTTGAAGACATTCGGAACATTGTCGGCCAGATATTTGGCGAGGGCGGGCTTGCTGCCTTTGATGCGTTCACCGGGAAAATCTCTGGCATTGGAGACACAATCAAACAGGTCTTCGGCCAGCTCACCACCCCAGAAGGGCTACAGAGCATCCAGCAGAAATTGTCTGGCTTCAACATCGGCGGCCTGAATCTGGGCGACGTGTTCTCGGCGGCAATGCCTGCCATCCAGACGGTCATGCCGCTGATCCAGTCCTTTGCGGGGGTATTCAGCCAGATCGTAGACCTCGGCGTGAACCACATCAAACCGCTGCTGGTTGAGGTGTTCGGCTTTGTTGTGAACCAGGGCATCCCGGCGGTCATGCCGCTGCTTTCTACCGTCGTCAGTCTGGTGGGCACAGTTCTTGTGAATGCCATCAAGACGGTAATTGACGTGATCGGTAAGCTGCTGCCGGTGGCGGAGCCTGTGGTACTGGGCATCATCGGGCTGGTGAAGGGCATTGTCGGCGTTGTGGTGAACGTGGTGAACGCAATCATCCGCACACTGAACAAGATCAACTTCACGGTTCCCGATTGGGTGCCCGCTCTGGGCGGAAAGCAGTTCGGCTTCAACCTGACCGAAGTGACCCTGCCGAAGTTTGCGGACGGCGGCTTTACCAATGGGCCGTCTCTGGCTGGCGAAGCAGGAACCGAAGCAATCATCAGTTTCCGCCGCTCTCAGCGTGAGCAGAACATTGACACATGGATGCAGGCTGGCAAGATGCTGGGCGTTCCCATTGCATCGGCTATGATCCAAGGCTCTGACTTCGGTGCGGCGTTCCGGCGCACGACGGAACTTGCCAACTATGCGGCGGATGCACTGGAAGGTGCAGCGGCATCGGGCAATGCAACAGCGCAGAAGGTGCTGGATAATTCCAGAGTGCAGCAGGCATTGAGCCTTGTCCGCAGGGCGGATGTTGCGCAGGCGCAGCTTGAGCGGCTGTCCAATCTGGATAACTACGACCTGAGCAATGTGTCCCTGTTCCCGACGGCGGGCGATCCTGAGCTGACAAGGCAGAACCTTGCCATGATGGAGAACCTGCAGAACCGGCAGCAGGAAGTGAGCGTGCCGAACATTGGTGGCTCTGGCTCTTCCGGGCAGGGCGAAAGCTCCGGCGGCGGTGGCTACCAGAGAAGCTACACCAGTTCCAGCGGCAACACCTACGTTTACGCGCCGAACTTTGTGATCTACGGCAGCATGGATGCAAACGACCTGCGCTCTCTGCTGGATGAGGGCTATGAAAAGTTCTGCGAGTATGTGGAACGGTACGAACGTGAAAAGAGGCGCACACAATATGGCACTTGATTACACAACGAAGTCCGGCGACACATGGGACCAGATCGCCTACAATGTGTACGGCAGCGAGTTGAAAACCGACTGGCTGATGCAGGCAAACCCTGAGTATATCGAGATTACCCGGTTCGATTCCGGGATGGTGCTGTCAACACCAGGCCTCCCAACTGAAAAGAGCGGCACCCTGCCGCCATGGAAAGCGGGTGCCTGATATGTTGTTGACAGCAGCGAGACCCAAAGGAAGACAGGCAGCAATCCTGCTGAAATATGAGAACAAAGATATTTCGGCAGAGATTGCCCCTGACATTGAAAGTTTTCGGTATACGGATGTGGCTGCATCCCAGAGCGACAGCGTAAGTATCACGGTAAACGCCCGGGCCAAGAAGTGGAAAAACGACTGGATGCCGGAGAAAGGCGTGAAACTCTACCCGACCATTGCCGTCAAGGACTGGAACATCGGCGGCTACCGAGATTACAGTGCCGAGTGCGGTACTTTTGTGCTGGACGATCTGAGCTTTTCCAGCACCCCGGACACGCTGACGATGGGCGGCGTGGCAAAGCCGAACGACACCAGTTTCAGCGAACGAAACCGCACCTTCACATGGAAGAAAACCAGTGTGAAGAAGATCGCGGAGGAAATCGCCGGACGGTACGGGCTGGAATTGAAGTTCGACGGCGACGACCACGACATTGATGCAAAGGAGCAGGATGCCACTGACAGCGCGTTCCTGCAAGACCTCTGCGACACCTATGCGCTGGTTATCAAGGTGTACACGGAAAAGCTGTGGGTGTATGACCGGGAAAAGTACAAGGCCAAGGATGCCGTGTGGACGGTATACGAGGTAGCTCCGCTCACAGACCCGACCGCTCTATGCGTGGAAGAGGGCAGCTTTAAGTGGAGTACAAAGCTGACCGGGACATACACCGGCGGCGTGTACACCTACACAAACAAGCGAAAGAAGATCGACATCAACGTCAAGGTTGGTACCGAGGAACGGCAGTTGAAGCTATCTGGCAAGGTAAGCAGTGAGGCGGATGCAAAAGCTCGGCTGATCGCAAAGCTGAAAAACGCCAACCACGGCGCAACGACCATCAGCTTTACCGTTCCGGGCTACCCGGTGGGAGCATCTGCCCAGTGCATCAATGTGGTGGGCTTTGGGAAAATGGCCGGAAAATATTTCATCGACGAGATGGAGCACAGCTATTCTCCCTCCGGCGGCTACAAAACGCAGATCAAGGCCAGCAAGGTAGAACAGGAGGAATTTGCATGAGCGAGTTCAGAATTGGCTATGTGAGTTCCATCGACTACGAGAATGCTTTGTGTGAAGTCCACTACCCGGATCGGGACGATACCGTGACCGAGAAAGTGCCGTTCATTTCCAATCGGGAATACCGTATGCCGGAGGTGGAAGACCTCGTGGCGGTTCTGCACCCGGGAGACAGCCCGGAAGACGCTGTCGTGCTGGGTACGATCTGGAACGAAAAAAACAAACCGGCAGAGGGCAAGAAGGGGACCTACCGCAAGGAGTATTCCAACAAGAACGGACAGGCGTACCGAAAGTTCGATGCAGACGCAAAGGAACTGACGGATAAGGTGAAGGGAAAGAAAATCCTCGAAGCCGAAAGTCTGGAAATCAAGGTGGGCGGCGCAACGGTAACGGTGGGCAAAAGCGGGGCGGTTACAATCAACTCCCCGGCGGGGATCACCATCAAGGCCGCGGGAACCATGGAACTGTCCGCCAGCACCATCACGGCCAGTGCCGGAACGGTGAACATCACCGGCGGCGGTGGCGACGTGGTGGTGTCCGGCAAGTCCTTAGTGAACCACACGCACAAGGATAGCCTCTCCGGCGACACTACTCCGCCCATGTAAGGAGGTGCTGATATGTATGTGGGAATTTTCGGAGACGTGATATTCTCCGTGGGACACCTGCGGACGCTGACGCTCTCCAACTTCAAGGGGACTTCCGGCGCAAAGTGGGTGGACCATGAAGTAATCGGCGGAAAGGCAAAGTCGGAGTACATCGCTCCAAAGCTCATGGAGTACACCTGCGACATTCTACTTGATGCCGACCACGGCGTGAATCCGAGGAAGATGCTGAATCGGTTGAAGCAGATGACGGAAAACGGAGAAGTCCATTATTTCATCATCGGCTTTGCCCCGTTGTCAAAAAACAGGTTCACCATTACCAGCATGAGCGACAGCTGGGATGCTGTGATAAAGCATGGCTTGCTGGTGCAGTGTAAGGTGAACCTGACGATAAAGGAGTATGTGGGATGATCGACATCAGCAGCACGGTGCTTGCTCTGTCTGAAGACAGTGCAGTGCAGGAAGAAGTACAGGATGTTACCCGGTGCTTGCGCACGCTGTACTCAACCCCTCTTGGCAGTCAGGAGGGAGACCGAAGCCTTGGCATTGACCAAGGTGCTTTTCTTGATAAGCCCATGGAAGTGGCAAAGGCCCTGTATGTGCGGGAGGTAACGGAACGCACAGCAGAATTTGAACCCCGGGCACAGGTGGTGCGGGTGGACTGGCTGGAAAGCAAACTGAAACAGGGCGAAGTGATCCCGAAGGTGGTGTACGAGCTTGTCTAAAATCAAAGAGTTTGAAAACATTCCCGAGATCGACATTGACGGGGCGGAAACGCTGGAAGAAGCGGTCGAGGACTGCAAAGCCCTATATGCAAAGTTCGACAAGGAGCTTGATGGAACGGAAAGCACCCCGCTGGCGCGATGCAATGAGGCGCGGCTTCTCCTGCTGACGCTGGCGCACCGCTCCCACCATGTGATCGAGTATGCGACGGCAGCCCTGGAAGCACAGCTGCTCCCTACCAGCACGGGCACCAATCTGGACAACGTGGCTGCTCTGGTTGGCACGGAACGGCTGCAGGCTGGATGTGCCACGACGGTGCTGCGGTTTACCCTGTCCGCTGAAAGAACCAGTGTCACCAGCATCCCGGAAGGGGTGCAGGTGCGCACGGCGGACAAACGGTACTTCTACACGTCGGAGTATGCAGAGATTCCGGCTGGCGAGCTGACGGTGGACGTTCCGGCGGTGGCGGCAGATGCAGGCGCAGACAGCACCGGCATTGCGGCTGGTGAAGTCAACGTGCTGGTGGACCCGATCCCGTATGTTGCATCTGTGGCGAACACGTCCGCCACCAGCGGAGGCACTGAAACGGAGAGCGACGATTCCCTCACCGAGCGGGCATATCTCGCACCGTCCAACACGTCGGTGGCCGGGCCGCCCGATCTGTATGAGTATTTCACCAAGAGCTGGCGCAGCGATATTTCGGATACGAAGATCATCTGCGAGGATGGCTATACCATCTACATCTATTTCCTGCTGGCGAATGGCCGCCTGCCCACCGCGGAGGAATGCCGGGAGCTGGAACGATACTTTGCAGAGGTAAAGAAGCCGATGGGTGATCTGGTGGTAGGAACGCCCCCGGCGGAAGTGCCGTACAACATCGACCTGACCTATTACATTGCATCCAGCAATACGAAGAACGCTTCCACGATCCAAGCAAATGTGAAACAGGCTGTTGCAGATTACCAGACATGGCAAAGAAAGATCGGTCGGGATATTGACCCGGCGGAGCTTATCATGCGTGTCCGGGAGGCAGGAGCGAAACGACCGAAGCTGACAGCCCCGGTGGATACAAAAGTATCTGAAATTCAGGTGGCGAAGATGGCAAGCTGCAACATTGTCTACGGAGGGATCGAGGATGATTAAACTCCAAGATACGGGTCTGATCGAGGGCCTGCCGCCCGGCATTGCAGAGCAGCATTGGGTGAAAGTGCTGGACGCAGTGTTCAGGGAGCGGCAAAAGAGGGAGCTGGAAGCGGTCCGCAAAGTCTTTGTCTACACGGCCATTGATTCTGCCCCGGAGAACATTCTGGATATTCTGGCGGTGCAGTTCAAGGTGGACTGGTACAGGGATGATTACCCCATCGACACCAAGCGCAGAGTTATCAAGACGGCCATGGAGGTGCGGCGGTATTGCGGCACCGAGTGGGCGGTGAAGCAGGCGATCTCCGCAATCTATCCGAACTCAGAGATCGTGGAGTGGTACGACTACAACGGCACACCGGGACACTGGCGGCTCCGAGTGAATATCACAGAGAATGCCGACATTGCCTACTACACCATCAAGAGGATGGAAAGCCTGCTGGGGTATGCCCGCCGCTGTACGGCGCATCTGGAAGGAATCAGCTATCTTATCTTCAACAGCAATGCTCACTCTTACATCGGCACCGGCTACCACGGCACGGCGCAGCGAGTATCTGCCAGGATCATCGGCACCCTGCGGCCAAAAGACCACAAGGCCACCACATACGCCCAGGCGGGCTGTGCTGCGTACCGTATGCAGATGGCAGCCCGCATCAAGGGCGATATTCGCCCGGTAGACCATACGGCAACAGCCCCGGCCCCGGTAGGCGTGGCAGCGGTACGGCAACAAATTGAAATCAAAATTGGAGGTATGAACACATGAGTTGGAACAACAGTCTGTATACCAACGTCGGCACGAAAATGATGAGCGAAGTTCTGTCCGGCGCAACCATGACGATCACCAAAGCCGTGGGCGGCTCCGGCACCACGGCGGCGGAATCGCTGGCGGCACTGACCGACGTGAAGGAACAGAAGCAGACCCTTAAAATCCTTGGCATCGAGGATGCAACCGACAGCAGCGGCGGCGATGCTGGCAAGCGTATCAAAATCCAGATCACCAATGAGAGCGTGGAAACCGGGTACATCCTGCATCAGGTCGGTATCTATGCAAAGCTGGCCGATGACAATGACGAAGAAACCCTGCTGATTATTATGCAGGACGACCGCGGCGTGGAAATCCCGTCCCACACGGAGAACAGCGATTTTTCCATTGAGCTGTACGGCATTATGGAAATCTCGAACCTTGCCAACATTTCCGTAACCGTTGACCCGTCCGCCGTTGCATCCGTGAAGATGGTGAACCAGCAGATCGCGCAGGTCAACACCAAGATTGACAAGACCAAAGAGGACTTGCAGAAGAAAGCACAGCAGACCTACATGGAAAAGACTGGTGGCACCTTTACTGGTCCGCTGATTCTCCCCGACGGGCTGATCGCTCTTGGCTATGCGAACAATGCAGGAAACCGCAACGCCATGCCGCCCCGTGACCGCAGCCTCGGTGCGCCCACCGCGGAGCATTTCGAGATGATAGCAAGTGACAAGTACAACGAGCTGTTCCTCGGCGACTACTGGACGGTGGATGGCGTGGACTGGGTCATCGGCGATTTCAAGTTTTGGCATAACACTGGCGATACGGCTTGCACGAAGCCCCATGTTGCTGCGTTCCCCCGAAACAACCTGTACACCTACAAGTTCAATCCGACCAACACGACCGAGGGCGGCTATGTCGGCTCTGACCTGTACAAGAACGGCCTGACGCAGGCAAAGCAGATGGTCACTGCTGCGTTTGGCTCCGCGCACATCCTGAACCACCGTGAATATCTGGTGAACGCTGTCACCAACGGCGCACCGACTGGCACGGACTGGTACGACAGCACGGTGGAGCTGATGAACGAGAACATGGTATACGGTGGCCGCCAGTTCAGCCCCATGCCGAACGGCGCAGCTGATCCGTGGAATACTTGCCGAAATTACACCATCGACAAGAGCCAACTGTCCCTGTTCCGCTACGAGCCGTGGATGATCTGCAACCGTAACTGGTACTGGCTGCGAGACGTCGTCTCGGCGGCCTATTTCGCGAGTGTCGACAGCTACGGCGGTGCGGACGGCAACGGTGCCAGCAACGCCGGTGGCGTTCGTCCCGTCGTCGGTATCTGCTGATCGAACATCCTGCGGGCTTGTACCGCAGGATTGAGACAGCACGGAAGGAAGTGAAGAAATGTCCATCCCGAAGCATGAACGTGCGCCGTCCAGACTTGATGCACAGCACATGGCCCGGAAGATCAGCATGGAGATCACAACGGAGCTGGCCCGGACATTCGGATACAGCAAGGCGAAGTTTGAAAAGCGCATTGAGACCATGACAAAATATCTGCCGCCCGGCCCCGACCGGGAGCAGGCGGCAGCGCAGATTCGAGAGCAGGAGCAGGGCTTCAACTTGTGGCTGATCGAGCAGGAACGCCGGAGGATGCACGATCTTTCCCGTGAAATTCCGCTGCACCTACGGGCTGCAAATTCCATCTGGCCATCTTGCCAGATGGAGCTTGACGCACGGCGGCTGGAACTCGACAAAGCCATTGCAGCCTGCTGGAAGCTGCAAGACGAATTGCAGTATGTGGCCGAGACCATCCCGGCAGATTTCAACAAGTATACGGGCATTGTGCTTGAAATCGACAAGCTGGTGGCCTACATCAAGAACCTGCGGAAGTCTGACGCAAAACGATTCAAGGCAGCGGCGCAAGCCACTGCAAGTCCGAAACAGTAAACACCTTGGGGCAGCCTTTGTTCGTCGTCTCGGCAGCCAATTTCGCGAATGTCAACAGCAACGGCAATGCGAACTGCAACAATGCCAGCAACGCCAATGGCGTTCGTCCCGTCGTCGGGCCTTTGGATTTCGCAACTGCACATGATGGGCAAAATTCCCGGTGCAGCTCTGCGAAAGGAAAGGCTGTCCCTTCGTGGCGCAAGCCGCGATAAAGCCCCGAAAGGGCATCAACGGCGATGCTCCCGGTTACGACCGATGGAGCTATCACGCTGTTTTTTATTTTCTATGACAAAATTTGAGGACGCAAACTTTCTGTACGAAGCAGGAACGAAAGCAATCAAGCCGTCACCGTACAAGTATGGCACACAGCTTTTTGAGATGAACCACCTGCTTGAAACGGCAAAGCTCCAACGGGCTTTCCAGACGGGAACCTATGAGCCGCAACCGGGCGTGAAATTCGAGATCAAGGAGCGAGGGCATGAACGCTTTATCACCAGCACAGCAACGGCGGACAAGGCTGTGTCGCACCTGACCTGCGACGAGTATCTAACACCGCTGCTGGAAAAGTACCTGCAATACGACAACTCCGCATCGCAAAAGGGCAAGGGCGTGGCGTTCCACCGCCACCGCTTCAAAGTCCATCTGCGGCAGTATTACGAGCGGGAGGGCAGCAATGAGGGCTATATCCTGTTTTCTGATTTTTCCGGGTATTATGCAAATATCCTGCATGATGTGGCTCTTGCTCAACTGGAAAAGTATCTCGCAAAGGAGATCGCAGACCCAGCAGAGCTTGAGCAGGTCATGGGTGTGTTGCGCACCACGTTCAAAACCTACGAGCTGGACGTGTCCCGGTTTTCCGATGAAGAAATTCAGAGAATGTATCGGGAAAAAGTCAGTTCCACGCTCAACCTTGGCGTTCCTGCATCCGCCCTGACCGGGCAAAAGATGCTGCGGAAAGGCGTGGACATCGGAAATCAAATCTCGCAGAACACGGGTGTTTTCGTGCCGGTGCCGATAGACAACTATATCAAGATCGTATGTGGCATCAAAGAAGCCGCCCGATATTCGGATGACTTCTACATGATCGCCCGCACGAAAGAAGAACTGCATGAAGCCATGGCGGGAGTGCGCCGGGAAGCTGAACAGCTGGGCCTTATCATCAATGAGAAAAAGACCCACATTTGCAAGCTGGGCGGCCAATACCGCCACCTGCAAATGCTCTACTCACTGCACCCGGATGGCGAAATCACCTGCAAGATCAACCCGAAAGCTATCACCCGCGAGCGGCGAAAGCTCAAAGCCTATAAGCGGCTGGTGGATGATGGCCGTATGGAATACCGCGAGGTCGAAAACAATTTCAAATCATGGATTTGCGCCAACTACAAGTTTATGAGCAGGCAGCAAATCCGCAACATGAGCAGGCTTTTCAAAGACCTGTTCGGAAAGGACATCACATGGAAAAAGAAAAAAGGACATGGACGGTTACGCTGGCTGATGGGACAAAGCTCGAAAACCTGGTCTTGAACAACGGCGCAAACACGTTCCACTCTCCCGCAGAGATCACGGAGGACACGTTCGACGGCAAGCTGTCGGAGGTGCATATCTCTGCCAGCGACGGCGATATGACCGGGTGCGCCTACCCGGACACCCTGCACAATGCAGAGCTTGTGCAGATCATGCAGCCCGCCGATACCCCGGACGGCCAGTGGGCTTTTATTCTGCGGGAAATCCCGGCAGATGATCTTTTCAAGGCTCGCACTCAGGCCCAGCTTGACTTCCTTGCCCTGAGCACCGACATCAATTTGGAGGATATGTAACATGATTGAGCACAGCCCGAAGTTCGATGACGTGAAGCAGCACTACGATTTTCACCTGTGGAAGAAATCCACGGTAAAGCTGGCCGTCAAAAGAAAATGGATTACGGCGGACGAGTACGAGGAGATCGTTGGTGAACCGTATGCAGCATAAAAGCTGGCCCGCCCTCTGCGAAAGCCTGCTGGACAGGCTGGAAACGCTGGGAGCGGACACTGCCACTGAACGAGCAGAGTTTGGTGTGCTGATGGTGGACTGCTGCATGAGAGGGTGCGGGGCGGACCTGCGCCCGAAAG